TCACTTGACCGGCTTGATCACCGCAGGCATGTCATCAACATTAGGCAGATTTACTTGGATCGGCGGCACCCATCGGACGTCGCGCCGGCGACGGTCAGCCGGAATTGGCGTACCCTCATCATCAATCCGCCGCCCGCTCACGAATGTATGCCAGTGCGCGCGGCGAACATGGCCGCGCGGGCCGGCATGAGCGGCGCCGCCATCGGTTTCTGCAGCATGATAAGCGGCACGCAGCGCAGCGCCCATGCGGACGCCGACATCCCAACTTGTAGGCTTGTCCGCCGCAAAAAGCCGCCAGCCACGCTTAGTCCGCTTGGGGATGGGGTTGGCTGGCCGACGGTCACCAGCGCCAATTTCTGCCGCCTCGGCGCACAGGTACAGCAATAACGAAATGATGGGCTCGACGACGGGCCGCAATGCATCAGCCTGTCCGACTGGTAGCGCACCCATACCAAGACCCAGCGCCTGCACGCTGGCGGTATCGATCATGCGCTGAATGGATTCGGCGAGCGACCATGCGCCAAGATGCAGCGGCAGCGGGGCAAGCCCCGACGCAGCATCGAGCACAAGCCGCAGCTCGACCCGCCCGTTGTTTGGGTCATCTTCCAAGTGCGCGAAAAATCCGTGGAGCGGATTGGCTGCAATCTGCAAGCCGGGCGTCTCGACATACACGCACCACTCCGGCAACCGGTAAAGGATTTCGTGCGGGATGTCGCCGCTGACCGGGGTGTCGATGAGACGCTCATACAGCGCCGGGTCGAACCGATAGATGCCCTGCGTGACGCGCCATGCCATGAGCGCCCCCAGGGCGCCGACATCTGCCATGAGACGGATCGGCACCCTGTTCGGGCCGCCGCCGCTGACGATAGCGTAGGCAGCGGCAAGCGGCAGGTAGCACCAGTCCGCCCAGTCCGGGAGGCCCTGACCTCGGTCGACGCGAAAATCGTCCGCGGCCTTCCAGGCGCCGGGGTAGCGCCGTCCGATGGCTTCGAGGTGGTCGCGGGGGCGACAAGTGCGCTTTTCGAATTGCGACGGCATGCGCGACCTCACCAAGCACCGCGCCAGGCGATGTCAGGGGGCATGGCCGCCAGCGCTTTTGCAGCCGCTTCGGGATCGCGCCAAAACGCGGCATGTGCGCCGTGTAGGATAAAGGGGTTGTCGTAGGAGCCGGCAGCGAAGACAGGCTTGTACGGGCGGTTTGTCGCTTTACCGGCATGGACGAAAAGACGGCCATCGTAGCTGTCTAGCGCGTACCTGCGCGTAACGCCGTCGGGATCGATGATGGTGGCTTCCTGCATGGATCTTCTCCTAATCGTTAGAAGACCGCCCGACTCTCGCCGGGCGGCGAGAAACTACTTACCCTTGATGATCTCGGTAGCAGCTTCGCGCCAGCAGTCTATGAAGGCGCCGGCATTGACATTGCCATCACCCTTAAACGGGCGGCGGTCAATCCACCAGCTGGCCGGCTTGGCTTCGAGGCAAGCAAGCACCTGCTCGACGATCTGAAGATTGGCGGGGTTTCCTGCAGCCGCTTTGCGGGACTTTTCGGCCAGCGCATTGATTGCCGGCATCAGCTCAGCCTTGATTGCTTGCGCCCACTTAACTTGCTTTTCGGTACCTTCCATTTTCGATCTCCTTTCGAGATTTTTCCGGCTACTCACCGCCAGCTGGTGGTGGATGCGGTGCATCCATGAACTGAATTATACACGAACATTGTTCGTATGCAAGATGTTTTCAGCCTCCCCCTTTCCCAGCGACCTTGATCGAGAACAGTTCCCACAGCCCTGGGTGCATACGACGGGCATTCGTTCCACCCGTCGCATCTTCCCACTGCTGCCAGTTTCGTGGCGTCGCATGCACGAGCTCAGCGGCCTGCGCTTGCGTCAGCCCGGCCGCTTCGCGCGCGGCTTTCACTTCGCCTGGGGATGGCTTCACGCGCGTCTCTGCATGTCGGCCGGTATTAGACACAGGACTTCCTTTGGGGCAAAGATTGCATAGCCGTTAGTGCCGTACTGATTTGCGATGTCGATCGCCTCAGCCGCTGCCGCCTCTGGCCCCCCGCCGGCAACGTCTCCTGCGTACTTTTTCTTCCCGACCGCAAAGGACCAACGGTACCGCCCTGGCATTGACGGGTATTGAGTAATCGATATCGATATTCTGTTCATCACTCAAATTTCTCCATCCACTCCCGCACAAAACCCATTATCAACTTGAACTCAATATCACCCATAAGGTCCGCGCCATCCTCTTGAATGCGCGCATACATCATAAGATTCACGATCCTATGCACCCAGCCACAGGGCGCAAATTTTTCATTATCCCTAGCTTCGCGCCAAGCCCTGAAGGATTCGCATGCGGAGAATTCAGGGCGGTCTAGCGCTAGAGAAATCTGGTAAGCAAGCCCCCGATACAGCTCGATCACCGCAGCCTTGTATTCAAACGGCGGCACAAAACCATCTTCAAATCCAACCAGGCGGCCATCAATGATCAACTTGTGTGCGGCGAGGTCGGCGGCGGCATCGAAATATTCAACGGCTGCGCGCACGTTTTTTGAAATAGCGAAATCAGATATGAGCGACATTGCATTCTCCTTTCGAGGCTTCTCCGGCTACTCACCGCCGGCTGGTGGTGGATGTGGCGCATCCATGAACTGAATTATACACGAACATTGTTCGTGCGCAAGACGTTTATATTCACACGGCACTGCCATGTGCCGCGCTGGCGGCCGGACTCGCGCCCTACTCTCCCACGCATTAATCGACGGCTGCAGACGTCTGCACCGGGGCGTATCCCCGCCCCATCTCCGCGATGATGCGTTGGCAGGCCGCCAGCTTTACGGCGTGCCGGCCGAGGCTGGCGCGGAGGGCGTCGTAAGCGGGCTCTGCTTCGGGGGCGAGGACGGCACCGGGGTTATCAGCTTGTCCAGCAGCGGCAGCGGGTCCGGCTCCGGCTCCATCACCCAGGCCGGCACGGTCGGCGGTGCCGGGCACTCCTGCGGTTGGGATCGGGGGGCAGACGGCTGCGACGCGCAGGCGGACAGCGCCAGCGCTGCGAGCAGCGCGCAGATCGGCATTGGCTTGCTCATGCTGGGATAGCTCCTGGTATCCGGATTGATCGATTGCCGCGATGCGCGCCTGGGTGTCGGCCTCCCAGGCGCGGGCGGCGAGGTTTGCGGCGGTGCGCGCATCCGCCGCGGCCTGGCGCTCGGTTGCAACCTCGGCGCGTTGCTCGGCGAGGGCTTGCCCCAGCCGCCAGCCGTTGGCCGCCCAGCCGGCCGCGCCTGCCGCCGCCAGGGCGAGGCCAGCGGCAACGGCCAGGGCGGCGGTGCGGTAGGGTTCCAGGGCGTCAAGCATGGGCGGGGGCGCCGACGTCGGCCAGGGCTTGCCGGTAGCACGCCGGCCAGCGCTTGGGATGCGGCTGGCCGGGGCTCCAGGTTCGCCTGGGCGCGGCGTACAGCGCCCAGGCGGCATCGATGTCGCCGATTGCAGGCAAGGGCGCCGGATCGGTCCACAGCAGCAAGCGGGCAAAAGCAGCAGCCAGCACGTCATCCTGATCCAGGGCGAGATAGACGCCGCTGGCCGTGGTCGGCACGCATCGAGCGGCGCACACGGCCGCCGCCAGGGCACTGCTGGCACGGTGGCGCAGCACGCCGGCCACACCCCCGCCCTGCTCGAACTGCCAGTAGCCGCGCGCCGGGCCGCGCACTTGGCGGCGATGGACAAAGCCGGACTCCTGGTAGCCGATGGCGTGCAGCATCACGCGCGCGGCGGGGCTGTCCATGACCGCCGGCAGCAGCGCCAGGGCTTGATTGATGGCCGCCAACGGCGGCACTCCGAACTCACTCATTGTCGTCCTTTGACGTCGTACCATGTCGCCACGCCCATGTATGCCCCGGTGAGGGTGAGCAGGCCGCAGACCACGGTGACAAGAAAGCCCTCAAAGTCAGCCAGGCGGCCGGCGCGGTCGCTGACGGCAAGCGTCAGCACGGCCGCCGTCAGCGCAAAGACTGCATAGAGGGACTGGAAGGCGATGCGGCGGCGGTAGCGCCACCGCAGATTGACTTGCTCTATGGGTTCCTGGTCCATCACTTTGGCCCCACCAGCGCGGCGCGCCACAACGCAAACACGCACCAGCCGAGGAAGCCCAGCAGCCCCCACTTGGCCAGCTCGAAACGCAGCTTGGACCAGAAGGCCGCACGGGCTTCGATCCGCGCCATCTCGGCTTCGTGGTAGCGGCAGTGGCCGGCGGGGTCGCCGTCCGGGAAGCCGCTCCGGATCAGGTCTTCCATTGAGCCCAGGCGCTCATCCAGCCGCCTGGCCAGCTGCTGGTCTATCACGTCCACCGCCTCGGCGAGGGTGTGGGGCGGTGCGCGGCGGTGCTCCTGGCCGTCCCACTCGCCCGGCGGGGTCATGCAGGCCACCCGGCAGTCACGTCGATTGCCTGCAGCGCGGCCACGTCGTCGCCGGCGGCGGTAATGGCATCTTCGATGCGCTGGCGCACGCCGGTGAGTGCGCCGTGTACAAGGCGGTAGGCCTCATCCTTGGCGACGATGCGGGCGGCCAGCTCGGCGCGGTCCAGCTCGCGGGCGGCGGCGGCGGCATCAATCCAGGGCGTTGCGGCGCCGGCATCGGCGAGCAGGGCGCGGGCTTCGCTGATCTGGATCGGCCAGCTTTCCCGCTCGCTTGCGGGATACGGGGCGGCGATGACACTGACGCGCCGCTCGTACTCCACAGCCAGAGCCGCCAGGGCGGCCCGGCGCAGATCCGCCGCAAGATCGGGCGGCGGAAGTGTTTCGCTGAAAAGCTCATCAGCCCCAACGTCATCCGGGCCGGCAACGGATCGCCAGCCCATACCATCTTTCCGGATTGCATAACTCACAGATTGTCCTCCCAACCCGAACAATAAATCGCACTGGATGCGAAATTTGATGCCCAATAAATATTCGTAGACTCCAGCATCAACTCACCCTGCACGGATGGCGTTGCCCCGGTGGGCACCGTATTGTCAAACCCCGTTGTGCCGGTAATCGATGCAACCGAACTGCTATTGACCTGGACAGCGCCTCCCCCTCCGGTGTATGTCTGCAACTTTATGATTGATGCAGTGGGAGGCACGAAAGCCCCGACAGCGGCAGCGACAAGTGTTGTTCCGATCGTGCCGGCGACGCCCGATGCCATTTGCGGCGTCAAAGTTAGATTTGAGCCGGCAGCGGGTTTGTAACGGACGCTGCGGCCGCTCTGAATAAACGACAGCGGATACTTGTTCGCGGTGGAGTCAGTCCGGAACCACCCGATCCGGGCCTTTAGCGTGTATCCGGCCGGCATCGTCGGCGAGGTCGCAGACAGCGAGAACAACCAGTTTCGGGCGCCGTCCGCCTTCCCGATACGCCAGATCGAATACCAGGTCGACGCGGCGAGCACTCCAGCATCTAGTCCTCCAGCTCCGACTGTTGTCGTCGTAATCGTCCCGGCTACGTTGTGCTCTGAGACGTAGCCTCCACTCCCATTTCCGAGCACCAGGTCGTCGTAACTGACTGCGATAGATGGGCCGGTGCCGGCGGCAGAGAGCTTCAGATTGCTAAACGCGCCTTGTATAGCGCCAGGCGCCAGCGCATCAAGCACAACAAAATCCACGCCGTCATACTCGACATCCGCGACAAGCCCGGCGGCGATCACCGCCGCTTGCTTCGTGCCGGCGGCGTCGTACTGCTTGATTGACTTGTTGCCCAGCCCGTTGACGTTGAGCACGTCCGCGCCACTGCCAGCCGCGTGGAACTTGACGCGCAGCCGAACGCCCTCGGCGTAAGCAGCGAGGGCGGGCGCCAGGGCAAGGGCGAAGCTTGGCGCAGCGCCGGTGGTGGTGCCGCCGAGCACTACCCGGCCGCGAAGGAAGGCCGTGATCGCGGCCAGCAGCTGGGTCACATCGCCTTCATCGGGGTCCAGGCCGGCCGCCTGGATCACCGACAGAATCTCATCGGTGACCGCGTTGCCCCAGGCCGCCGGGATCAGCGACCCTACCTGCCCGGTGCCGGCATCCTCATCAACAAATTTGCCGCCCACCAGACCGACGCCTGGCACGCTTGCGGGGTAATCCATGTGCTACTCCGTGTAGTCGATTTGCGGGACGGTGTGCGCGGGCGCATACCGGTGGATCAAACATTCCAAGCCGCTGGCGGGGTTGGCGCCGTAGCGCTCACCCCAGTTGGCGGCGCCCCACCGGCGGCCCGCCTGAAGCCGGCCGCCGGTCTGCAGCACCCAAACAAATTGCGCATCCCAGTTGCCCCAGCGAGCGGCCCCGAAACCACGCCGATGGCCGAAGCGCGGCGCCCGGCGCTCGATCACCCGCGCGTTGGGGTAGCCCTGCTGCTGGGCGAGGCCGACGAAGTAGGCCGGGGTTTGCGCGCCGACCGCGACCAGGCGCTGGCGCACCGAGGCTTGGCGATCTTCAAAGGCCGGCGAGGTGCCCAGGCAGGGGTCTGGCAGGGACATCACCCGCTCCCAGTCCGGCACCAGCTCGCGCACGGACCAGGGGTCCGACTCCTGCAGGGCGTCGTAGCCGCGTTGATCCACCCGGGCGAACTCCTGTGCCAGGGTGGCGAGCACCAGCGCCACCGAGGCGCCGGCCTCCCCTTCCCAGGCGGGACCGGGCGGCAGCAGGTCGAGCAGCTGGGCGGCGTAGTCCGCCGCGGTGCGCCTCACAGCCATGTGACGCCCCCATATGTAATCAGCTCATTCGCGGCGGCAGTGACATCGGCCGAGGGGGATAGCAAGGTGTGGTCAGTCTCGCCCTCTGCGCTGCTGATGGCCTCATGGATGTGCGTCCAGAGCAGCGAGCCGCCCAGGTCGGACTCGCTGTCAATCAGCGCCGCCAGTGCCCGCTCCACGGCCGCGCGCACTGCTGGCGTGTTGGGTGTGACTGACAGCTGGAAGGTGACCGGCTTGGCAACCGGGGCGAGCACGTATAGTTCCGCGGTAACCGGGCGCTCGGCCTGGATGTAGGCTTCCACCTCGGCCAGGGCGGCGGCATCCGGGAAAGGGTCCGGATCGTCGTCGCGCATCACGAACACCCCCACCGTGCCCGGCCCCATCCAGCGGCGGACGCACCAGGCGCGCGTAACGCCGGACACCTCGCCCGCCCAGGTCACGTAATCATCAGCGTCGCCACCGTGCGCGATCACTCGATATGAGCGAATCACGCGCTGGCGCAGGGACTCCACCGACTCTTGATCCACCCCGCCCGCCAGGCCGCCGGCAGCCACCGTGAAGGCATCTGCTACGCCGACAACCGGCGACACCAGCGAGAGGGCTTCGCCCGCGCCGAGGTTGCCCACGGCGCCGGCATCCACCGCCACCAGCTCGGCGGTGCCGCTGCTGCCGGCCAGGGTGACATCCGCCACCAACTGGTAGCGCCGGCCATCGGTGTGCTGCAGCAGCGCGCCGGCCGGCAGCAGCGCGCCGGCCGCGCCGGTGAAGAGTGCGGCGCCGGAGGCGGCAACGGCGGCAATGCGAGGCACCTTGAGGCGCAGCAGCGCCTGCCGCTCCAGCGTTTCCTCGTCGGCGGTGTCGGGCAGGATCTGAGCGGCAATCCAGTCCAGGTAGCCATACAGACCATAGGCCGCGCCGGCATGCACACGGGCCATGACCTCGGCATCAGACTGGCGCAGCGCCGAGGCGGCCAGATCATCCGCCGCGCGCCCGACCAGCACCGGCAGCGTAGGCGTATCAAACGGCATGGATTACCCCCCAGGTATCGTCAAAGCTGTATTCCAGCCGGCCGCTGGCGGTAACGTGGATCACTACCCGCATGCGTAGCTGGTCTGTGCCGTAGCGCTCGGTCTGTATTTCCACCGCTGAAGCCACACCGTCGTCAATCAGCCACTGCAGCGCCTCGCGGGCGTAGGTTTCGGCGTCGCGCAGAGTCTCGGCAGTGAGCTTGCGGCGGCGGAGCAGCCACAGTCGCGAGCCGATGCGATCTCCGGCGCCGCGGGGCACGCTGTCGCCCCACCAGCCGTAGCGCTCGGCGTCGTCTATCGGGTCGTCTGCACTGGCCCGGCGCCAGGTAAAAAGGCTGATAGCGACCGCCCGACCCAGCGACGTGCGCTGGTCGGTTTCCGTTGCCAATTGCATGGCTTACATCCTCTGATTGGGCTCGTCCGTGGGGCCGCCGCTGTCGTTTTCGGCGTGGTCGTGGCCGTTGTAGATGTCGCGCATCGCAGCCATCGTCCGGCCGTCTGCAGCGTCACAGCGGTCGCGGATGTCGCCGGTGACCTTCAGCACCTCGGTTTCCATTCGCACCTCGGGTGCATTCGTCAGCGTGATGGCCTGGCCGGCGCCATCAATCACGATGCCGGCGCGGGTGAGGTGGATGCGGTGGCCGATGTCGTCATACAGGCACACCTCGCCGGCTTCCAGGCCGGTGATGCGGTAGCGGCGGTCCGCCACCACCAGCACCACGCCGTGCGAGCGGTCCCCGCCCATGAAGGCCGCCAGCGCCTCGGCGCCGGGCAGCGGGTGGGCAGTGAGACCGTAGGCCTCCAGGTGCTCGATACCGCCCTTGGGCTCGCCGGCCATCAACCGCAGCTGCAGCTCCTGGAGCTTGCGGCCGGCGGCGGCCAGCACAACGACACCGCGGGTCAGCATGGTTTGCAGTCTGCTCATTCCTTGTCCCAGTCCGCCGGCAGCAGATACTCGAAGTTGTCCGCCTTGCCGCCTTTTTTTAGCTTGCGCTTGCGGTACGGGTCTTTCGGTTCGGGCAGGAAGGCGTCCGGCGGCGCTACTGTGAGCGTGGCGATAGTGCCGCCGCTGCTCTGCGCGTAGGTGACCTCGGATATCAGCATGTCCCTGTCCAGCCCCATCAGCGGATCGACCACGCGGACGATGAGGTTGGGTACCCACAGCGCGCCATTGCTCTGCCGCCAGCCCTGGACGGTGTAGGTAAACGCCAGCGCTTTGCCGATGCGGTTGCCCCGCTCCCAGTTCGCCCGGCCCTGCGCCAGGGCGGTGGTGAGCTGGCCGGATTGGTTGATCACCAGCACCCGGCGGCGAGCGGTGCGGGGGTCGGTTGCAGACGCCTGCACTTCGCTGGCCGCGGCACCGAATACCTCGTCGGTGCCGCGCTGCTGGCCGATCACCCGGTACTCGGAAAACACGCCGGAGAAGTCCAGCGGGCCATCGCCGGTCAGGATGTTTTTTCCCGCCTCCAGTTTGTCGTGCGCCAGGCCGGCGCTGCCCGGCTCGACAATGACCAAGCGGCCGGCGCCGTCATCGCTCGATAGCAGGCGCGAGAGCGTAAGCAGCCGGTCGATCGACTCGAACACCGTTTCGCCCGGCTCTATGGTGTGATCGACCAGGGCGGCAGTCTCGGCCACCTCGCTACGCACCTTGACGCCGTACTCCCCGGCCAGCGCGGCAACGATCTGCTGCACGCTCTGATTACGCCACTGGCCGGACTTGTTGATGGCCGAGCAATCCACCAGATCGGCGGTAAGCGAACGGCCGCTGATGCCCAGCGTGATCGACTGGGCGTCGTACCGGCGGGGCGTGGCGAACACCCAGCCGGTAAGCACCAGGTCGGCGCCGATGCGCACTTCCGCGCGGGCGCCCTGCTCTATCGGGATCTCGATATCCTGCCCCGGCCACTTCCAGGTGATCGACAGCGTAAAGTCCCGCGCCTGGCGCTCGATACCGGCGCTGATGCTGACGTCCTTCCACCCGGCGTAATCCATGCCGTCCACTGTGAGGGTGACAGCGTTGGGGTCCAGCTCTGCCATGGGGCACCTCAGCGTGATGCGATCTGCAGCGCCCTGGACGGCAGGAAGCCGGGGTGGGCGATGCGGTTGCGGGTGACGATCTCCCCGCCGCGGGTTGCATCGCCGTATTGCCGATAGGCCAGCACCAGGGCCGGCACGGTATCGAGCGGGGTAATCTGCTGCAGCCGCACGCCGGAGGCGGCCACGGCGGTGAGGTGGCGATCTACTTGGCCGCGCAGCTCCACCAGGGCCGGGTAGTGGCCGTGATCCGCCCGCAGGGCGGCAGACCAGATCGCGGCGCGCAGGGCGTTGCGGGCGGCAATCACGTCATCCGCCACCGGCACTTCCGGGCGCTCCGGCGGGCGCAGGATCTGCTGATCCAGCCCGCCCGGCTCCAGCTCGGCCGGGGGCGTGGTGACTTCCAGCAGCGCCACCTCGGCCGCCGCGGCGGCGAAGGTGGCGGCCTGCACCAGGTCGGCCGCGGCCTGCACCGCGGCCACCGTGTCGGCGCCGCCGGCAACGGCGATGCCTTCCAGCTCGCCGGCAGCGATGGCGCTGGCCGCGATGGCCGCCACCCCGCCGGCGTAACCCTTGCTGGAGGTGGTTCCGTCCAACGTGTCGAAGTAGCTGACAAAGAGCGTGGAGAGATTGCCGGGCGCGTTGATGAGGGTATCCACCAGCGCCTGCGCGCCCTTGATCACATCCGCCACCGGCCGGAACTCGCGGGCGATCACCGCTTCGATGCGCGACACCGCATTCCGGGCCGCGTTGATGTTGATGCGCGCGGTATTCACCGCGTCCATCACCTTTCGATAGCGCGCCAGGGCACTTTCCCAGGCGGCGGAGCGGGCGGTTTCCACCCGCTTCTGCGTGTTCGTTGTTGCGGTCGGCGTGGCCGGCTTAGACCGGCCGAACACGAACACCATGTCGAACCGCACTACCCCGCCCTCGCGCTTGTCATGCGAGACGGTGCAGTCCGTGGCGGTGACGATCATCCGGCCGTACCAGGGATGCACCAGCTCGCCTTCGCCGGCCTGCTCCAGCGCCGCTTGCAGGGCGTCGCGGCGGTCGAAGCAATCATCCCCAGCCACCCAGCCGGTAATACTGTATTGCCGCAGGCGCAGGCCCATGTCCTCTACATAGGCCTCATCCCGCTTGGGGTACTCATGCACTTGCGTGCGGCGCCCCACCGGCGTGGATTCGCGTTCCACGCCGAAGGGCACGCCGCGGAACGATGCGGACAGCAGGCGCTCGCGCCATGTCGCCATTTATGCCCCTCCCATTGCAAGGCTGCGATAGCCCACGCGCGGGGTTATCGACAAGCCTGGTTGATTGGTTTCCGCCGGTTCGACGCGCATGCCCGGCGGGGCGCCCTCAAAGCGAACCGTCATATCGCCCTCAATCCGCGAACGCGTGCTGGCAGTCTGTTGCACCAGGTTTTCGTAACCGACGCCGGTGCTTGCCTGGGCGGTGTCGCTGACCAGGCCGAGGCGCTTACCCACCGCCGCGGCGCCGTTGATGATCGGATCGACATAGGGCCGGATGCGCTCCCACAGCCCGCTGAACCAGGCCACAATGGGCTCCCAGTTCTTGATGATCATCGCAAGCGGGTTGAAACCGGCTGTCGCCAGGAACATGTCATAGCCGGCGCTAACCACGCCGGTAATCCTGTCCCACTGCTTGCCAAACCACGGGCCGACGTCGCTCCAGTTGGCGATGATCAAGCCCGCCCCGAGCGCGATGCCGCGCACCAGGAGACCAAGCGGGCTCATGGCGGTAACCGCGTTCATCACCTTCAGCGCCACTGTGAGGCCGAGGACGCCAATCCGCAGGGCCGCGAAGCCCACGGCGGCCCCCACCAGCCCCTTGATAACCCAGGGGTTCGCCTTCACAAACTCTGCCGTCTGTTCGATGATCGGGCCGAAGGCGGCCGCCCCTTCGCGGATACCCGGCGTGAATACGTTGCCGACCGCCTTGGCGAGGCCTAGCGCCCGGTTCTGCAGCAGTACCAGGGAGTTCGCGGTAGTGTCCGCCCGCGCGGCGTATTCCTTCTCCATGCTGCCGGCGGTGGCCGCAGCATCCCCCGCCATTTCGAAGTTCTTTTTGAGCAGATCCAGATTGGTCAGCATGGGCGCGATAGCGCCGATGGACTCGCGGCCGAACATCGTGGTGAGCACCGATGCCTGCTGCGCCTTGTCCACCTTGCTGATGGCGGTGAGCACCTTGATGATGGTGCCCTGGGCGTCCTTCTGCATGGCCGCCGCCACTTGCTTGGAATCCATCCGCAGGGCGGCAAACATCTGCCGCTGCTGCTTCGTTGCCGCGGCGCCGGCCGTCAGCGTGAGCATGAAATTCTTCATGCCCGTTCCGGCCACTTCCTCCTTAACGCCCACGCCGGCCAGGGTGGCGCCCATCGCCGCGATCTGGCTGGACGCCAAGCCAGCCACCTTGCCCAGCGGACCAATGGCGGTAACGATGGACGAGATTTGCTGCGCGCTAGCCGGGCCGTTGTTGCTCAGGTAGTTGATCTTGTCGGCCAGATCCACCACTCCGGCCTGGGTCAGCTTGAAGCTGGTGCGCCACTTCGCCATCATCTCGCCGGACTGGTCGGCGGTCTGGTCGAAGGCAATGCCCATCTTGACGGCATCTTCGGCAAAGCCGGCCAGCTCTTCGCGGGCGAAACCGGCCTGGCCGCCGGCGGCGAAAATTGCAGATATCTCCTTTGCCAGCATCGGCAGGCGATACGACATTTTTGTGATGTCGTCGCCCATCTGCTGGAATTGAGCAGGAGTCTCGAAATCGACCACCTTCCGCACGTCGGACATGGCGCTTTCGAAATTTATGGCCTCCTTGATGCCCTTGACGAAGGGGTAGGCAAAAGCCCCGCCCTTGGCAATATCCATGATGTCGATATTGCCAAGGCCGCTACTCACCAGCTCCTTGCGAAACCCGGCCACCTTCCTTCTGACGTCGCCCAACACGGGCGTGAGCTTGTCGACGCCCGTGATGAGCGCTTTCAGCTGGAACTTATCCGCCATTGGTGGCACCTGCGAGCTTGTTGATGCGGCGCGCCTGCTCGGCGTGCTCGCTCAGGACATCAAGAGGGGAGTCCAGCATTTCCGCTGGAGACGTACGCCAGAACCAAGCAAGGTCGTACGCCCTGGCGGTCAGCTCTTCGACGCTGCCGAAGACGCAGTCGGGGCCGTCATGAAAAAACCGCAGACCTCCCAGGCCAGCTGGTTGATATCGACGGGGTCCAGTCCATCGATCACGCTGGGCGGCAGCTGGGAAAGCTCAGCCACGTACGCGCAGACGACCGTCATGTCCGGCGTCACTGACTCGTCGGACTGGATCTTGTAGGGCAGGCGGCCGATCTTCCGGACTTGCTTGGTGGTGGGCCGCGGCAGGTTCAGCTCGGTGATGGTTTCATCTCCGTGGGTTAGCGGGCAGGTGAGTTTCATTGCCACACCCCCTTCACACCCTCAAACCGGTACTGGATCTTGCCTTCGTCGCTACTGGTGGAAGGCTCTTCCACCAAGTAAGCGCCCGTGAGCGTATAGACCCGGCCATTCTTGAATTCGACGGTAACCGTCATATTCGTGGCCTCGGCCAGGGTTTCAATTGGCAGGTCCGCAGTGTGGGCAACCTCCACCACCACGAACGGAACCCTGTCCTCTTCCTTGAACACGCCCGGCGCGATGGACTCGCGGATGTAGGGCGACACGGGCGCCTCCACCGCGCCCGTAACCGTGAACTGCGTGCCGTCCGCCTTGACGTAGGCGGTGCCGGCGATCTTCTGACCCATGTGGCCACCTCAAAATAAAAAGCCCGCCGAGGCGGGCTTGGTTGGTGCTGTGCGGCCCGATCAGGCCGCCGCCGGGTACTGCAGGCGGAACTGGTTGAGCAGCGCGAACACGCGCAGCTGATTGACGTAGTCCGGCGGGAAGAGCACATCCAGCCGGTTCGGGTTGCTGGCGTTGCGTTCCACGATCAGGTTCTTCGCGAACAGGTCGGCGTTCTCCACGATACCCGCCTGCTCCAACTCGTAGTAAGCGGCGATCAGCTCGGCCCGGATCACGCTCGGCGTGACGATGGCCTGCCCGGCGCCGAAGCGGGTGCCGTCGTTGGCGAGCTTGTGGCGGCCGTACTTGCTGGTGATGCGGGACCGCAGATAGCGCACGATGTGCGCCGTCTGGTGCATGGTCTCGGAGTCCAGGTAGCTGTCATCCGGCTGGCCGTATGCGTTTTTCTGATACGTGGTAACCGCCCGCTCGGTCCGCAGCGCACCGCCCTCATAGGTTCGCGTCGCGATGCCATAGCCAAGCAGGCTCTGCCGCTCCATCTTGGTAAAGCGGTCGCTCGCAGGGGCTGGGCGCAAACCTGTGAGTTCGCCGGTTTGCGTCGGTCGGGCAGGGTCGGCGCTGATAAACACCGCCGTACGGGCCGCATAGGCAGCCGCTTCGACCCACACCGGCGACGGGGCCGTGGTCTCCATACCCACCACCGTAACGTGCTGATCGTTGCGCAGCTGGCCGGCGGCCACCAGGGCGCCCAGCGTGCCCCGCTTCGCGCTGTACACATGGCCGTAAAGCTGCTTGATCCAACTCCAGCGGCCGCTGCTGTCGCCCATCACCACTTGCCACACATCAAGCGTTGCCGTGTCAGACCACGGCAACGTGATGAACTCGAACTCCTCATCGCCTAAGGCGGCCGTGGCTGCAGCCATGTCGGGCGCGCCCGCGCCACCTGCCATTGCCGTGATGACGATGCCAAGCCCTGCGGGGATACTCTCCCCCGCATCCCGCCCCAGGAAGTTGAGGACCATGCGGATATCGTTGCCCAGGACGCCCGCAAACTTGGCGGTGACGGTGACGACGCCGGCCGCCGCCGAGGCGGTTACCGGCAGATCCGGGTTGGCATTGATCGCAGCCGCCAACGCCGTCGCTACCGTGGCCGCAACATCTGCCGCCACCACCGCGGCCTGAACCCGCGTGCCAGCGATGTACAGACTCAGCAGGCCGCTAGCGGTGGCCGGGCCGGTAATGGTGACCGTGCCCGCCGCTGCAGCGCCGACGCCTTTGGGAAGCGGCAAGCACCAGACCTCGCCAAAGGGATCGGAGAGCCGGTGCGCGGCATACATCGCGGCCAGCATGGAGCCTTGGCCGCCGATGGCGTTTGCCAGCGACTGGCTGGAGACCAGGGTGAGCTTGCCCAGCTCTTCGGGCACCTGACCGTCATTCACCTGGCCGATGATCAAGCGGCGCAAAGTGGTGCCACCACTGTTCGCCATCGAGTTATCGACTTCGGCGTAAAACAGCGGAACGCGGGCGTTCGAGGGGATATCGTTGAACGAGATAGACATTACTCAGCCCCCTTCTTCGCAGCCTTCGGCACGTCGCCCGGCGCGGTTTCGGTGACGTCGCCATCCTGCAGGCGGCGCATCCAGTAGGCATCCAGCGGCACAGGGCGGCCGGACTCGGGCAGCAGGTCGCCCCGTGCCGGATCGGGCACAGCGCGACCCGCCACCGGGTACAGGGTGACGGTAGTCATGGGGTTTCCTCGGGTAGGTTCAGGGTGATGCCAGCTTCAATCCGGCCATCCGGGCCGGGGTACTGCAGGTTCTTGTCGGCCATCGGATCGACGGCATCCAGGGCGATATCCAGCCCCTCCAGGGGCAGCAGGCCGTCCAGCTCCCATTCCTGCCAGGTCTCGGCCGGGTCGGCGCCATCATTGCGCCCGAGCTGGAACGCCGAGGAAAAGCCGAATCGATAGACCACGCGGGCGCGGTTGATGAGCAGCAGGCCGCCGCCGTCGTACTGGATAGGCTCCAGCTCGGGCGAGGGGCGGAAGCCCACCAGCGCCCGCCACAGCTGGGCGCGGATGTCGTGCACCGCATCGGCCGCGATCACGCCCGCCTCGTCCTCCTGGTCCAGCACCACACACACGTCGAACTCATCGGCGATGTCCTGCTGGACCACGTTGTCCGCCTGGGACGGTGCGGCCTCGTCGCCCGTCATCACCACGTAAGCCGCAGGCAGGGCCATCTTGGCGCTGGCCGCCATGGCGGGGTCCCAGTCCAGGCCGCCAGCGACACGGCCGCCGAAGGTCGGGCAGCGATCCCGGATCTGATTTACCAAGGGGGTTAGCTTCATTTGGTCCGGGCATAAAAAAACCCGCCGAAGCGGGTTTGTTGTCAAAAGGGTGAAACCTCTACTGCTCGAAATCCAGCTTTATCAGCCGCCAATCTCCAGGATCACCGCTTCCGCCTTTCGCGGCCTTTATCTCGCACCGATAGTTCGTGCGGACCATGGCGCCAAACGCGTTCTGCGAATCCACATAGGACTTGATCACATAGACCTGATCAGGCATCTGCCAAACCCCCCGGGCATCCTTGCCCCACGGGAAATCAGCGCTCTTAGGCGCGAGCAAGCGATCCTCAACATACCCGGCACAAATAATGGCCGCCATGCCGGAGTTATTGGGGGCCGGCTTCGCCAACTGCCGGTCGGCATTCCAAAGCCCTGCTTGCTTGCAGGCCTCGATTCCGCGGCTGATCACCTCGCCAATATTGCCGCCCTGGCGCTGCTTGTCCCACACAGCGTCGATATCACGCCAATCCGGGTTGTTCTTGATTCTTCCCCGCGCGGTGCCATTGAGCGCATATACCACACCGCCATGCTCAAGCAATAAGGCCGACGCCTCCCCGCAGCCGAAGCGACCACCTTGAATAGTGAGCGGCCAGGCGGCGCCGATATCCTCTGCCGAGATTGCCAGCACATCACGCGCCGGAGGCGGCGCTTCAGCGGCAACCGGCGCGGCATCCTTTTCACTCGGGGCGGACGGAGGAAGAAACGGAAGGATTGCCACGGGCGCCACCACCCAGCCCGCCAGGAAGCCGCAGAGGTGCGCCAACCAGCGGCGCATTTTCGTACGCTTGACGACCAGCACCCAGCAGCCACCCCAGACGCCAACGAGCAACAGCAGAATCAGCAGCTCTTTCATCCGGCCTACTCCCTTCGCATTACCCGAAAGGGGCGGAGTCTAGCGCAGGGCTGCGGCAAATGCCGACGTCAATATGTCACGGACACGCTGACTTTCATCCTGCAGCGCATCCGCCATGTAGTTCGCCCGGGGCGCAATCCGCCACCCGGAGCCGGCGCGAGCGGCCAGCGCGGCGGCCCGTTGGCCTCGGCGGCGGCGGTTACTCTTGCCCACACCCTCACCCGGCGCAGCACGCCCCACCCGGCCGCCGGCCTTTACGCCGTAGTACAGATAGGCGGGGTAATACTCTTTCATGCCGGCCGTTTTGTCCGGTGCCACCCGCACCAGGAAGCCCGCCCGCGACACGCGGAAATTGACCGACTGCACCAGCTCCCCGGTACGTGGCAGCGGGTAGTTTTGCGCGCCGCGTGCAAGCGCCAGGTTCAGCTGGGCGCGCCGGGCGACCACGCGCCCCGCTTTACGGAAGCCCGCGCGGACCTTGGCGCGGTTGAAGGCGTCACGCTCAAAGCTGTCGAAGCCTTCGATGTGTATATACGTCTGCACACCCGCCGAGTTAGACACGCTCCACCCCCAATTCCTCAACCTCCAACACCAGGAAGGTACGGCCACCGCCCAGTTCGGCGCAGCGCTGCACCCGATAGACGATGTTGCCGGTGGATCTCAGCTCCACCACTTCGCAGGCGTCATCCACTTGCAGCCCCCAGCGTATCCACACGCGGTGGGTAATCTTGGTGTCCGTCTGCACGCCGTTAGCATAGGCTGCCGTGCCCACGGGCTCTATCTTCGCCCAGCGGGGCGACCGCTCCGGATACTCGCTTTCGACGCCCGGCCCGAAGGCGGGCACATCCAGCCGGCGGCGGATGATCACGCGGCGATTCAGTTCGCCGGCAGCAGGGTCGCGCAGCATCAGGCACTCCAGATCCGGTATTCGTCCAGCAGGCGGTCGTGATACGCGACCGAGTCCATACGCTGACTGCCGCCGATGTTGATGGACTCGCGCTGCCGGTACATATCGCCCAGGCGGATCAAGATCCACGCGGCGAGGTTGGGCGGGCAGGCCTCGCCGTAGCCGGCGACGTAGCGCACCCGCACGGCATTCGCCGCCCGTGCGGTATCCGGCCAGGCGCCGCCGAAGGCGGGCAGCAACCAGGCGGGCTCGCTGGCGTCGTCTGGCACGTAGGCCTCGGGCGCCAGAGTGACCAGCTGGCGGTCCGCGTTGATGTACTCCACGCTTTCGACCTCGGCCAGCGGCGGGCGCGGCAACCGGATCTCGCGCGGGAAGGCATCCAGGCGCAGCTCCCAGCGGGTGCGGGCGATGCTGCGCCCGGTCTCATGCTCGGCCGCAGCGACAGCCGCCGCGAGCTTGAGGGCGATGTCCGCATCCTCTGCATCCCCATCAACGCGGAGGTGGAGCTTTGCCGCTTCCAGCGGAATGGGCTGCTGCAGGGTGGCGATCCGCCGAATACTCATCTTGCCCCCGGTCGGCGGCCGATCTGCACATTGCGCCGGCCGCCGGTTTGCAGGTTCGCCGGGCGGTGCCCGGACTGCAGGTTGTTGTGCGCGATGCGCGGGGCGGATACCCGTAGCACCGCAATCTCTATCCTTGCCTCAACCACGCCGACGCCCGCCACCTCGGCGGAGGCGGTGATGGCGCTGCCCAGGCTGGCCTGGATCTGGCCAGCGCCGGCGATGGCCGCGGCCACCGGCACCGACACCTGCAGCGCGCCGGACACCAGCGCCGCGCCCAGCACCTGGGCGCCGAGGTCGATACGGGTGGTGATGCCGGCCAGCACCTGGCCGCCCCCGAGCACCACCGCCCCGAGCTGGGCCGCAGCGCCGCCGAGGGAGGCTTGCACCGCGCCATCGCCCTGGACCGCGGCGGCGGCATCGATGCGGGTTGCCAGCCCGGCCTGCACCAGGGCATCGCCCAAGACGTCGCCGCCAAGGCTGACGCCCACGGACAGGGCGGCCTGCGCCGCGCCCTCGCCGAGCACCACGGCACCGGCATCGATGCGGGTGGCCAGCCCGGCCTGCACCAGGGCGGCGCCGAGCACCTCGGCACTGACGCGGATCTGCACCGCCAGGCCGCCGGCCACGTCGCCGACGCCTTGCACCTGGGCGGCCAGCGGAATGGCGGTTGCGAGGCTTGCACCGACAGCGCCGACGCCCAGGGTTACCGCCGCGGCGTCGATTTGCGTGTGGATATCGGCCGCGACCGATCCGGCACCGGCTACCGCCCCGCCGATCTCCGCCGCCTGGCCGCCGGCGGCGGGCAGCGCCAGCGCCCGGCGGGCACCGCGGAACATCTGCCAGGGCTCCAGCAGGAGCCCAAGGGGGTCGGCGTAGTCGCCGCGCCGCATGCCGGCGGCCAGGACGCCGCCGGGGAAGCCCTCGCTACCCTGGCCGATCAGGCGCAGGGCGTAGTCCGACCGGCGCAGGTACCAGCTTGTGGTATCGGTGCCGGTGCGCTCGGCGATCAGCCCGCTGGTGAGGTTGCGTCGCAGGAGGTAGGTGCTGCCATCCCGCCGCCGGCCGGTGACGATTACGGCGGTGTCGCCCGGCGCCAGGGTGTAGTCCGTGGAGGACGTGAGGCCTTGCGCGGCACGCACCGTCCACGCGCTGCCGCTGCTGCGCACGTACAGCCGCCAGTGGTTCGTTGCCGAGCCGGAGCCGAGCAGCGTTGATTCCGTTGTGTTGGCCGTGATGTCGCCCATGCGAATCACGGCCGCCACGACAAACGGCCCCGTGCCGAAGTCCCACAGCGGGTCCATTGCCGGGGCGATGAGCAGGCCGACGCCCGCCGAGGCCGCGGAGGCAATCTCCACGCCCTCGGGCGAGTGCCGCTCGCTGTGATAGCTGGCCGGCGGGGTAATGCCGCCGCTGCACCAGTACGGCAGCCAGCCCCACTCCCAGCCCTCGGCCAGCCCCACCGCGCCGTGGGGCTGGCGGGCGTAGCGCCGGGGCAGCAGGATGGCGGGCATTGCTTACTCCAGGCGGATGGACTTGGTTTGCGCCACCGCCGAGGCGGAAAAGGTGGCGCCGCCGAGGACAACACCACCGCCCGCTGTCGGCCAGGTGCCGCCGCCATCGGTGCTGTGCTCTATCTGCAGCGTGACCGAGCCGGAGGCGGATGCGCTGGGCGTTACCACCAGCTCCAGGTCCGCCCCCAGCCACTTGCCGCCGGAGTTGTCGATTCCGGCGCCGGTGGTCCAGGCGGTGGCGCTGGAGGCGATGCCGCTGGCGTTGAGCACTTCGGCCTCGGCATCCCACTCCAGGGCGCCGGTGGCGTCAAAGCGCCAGCGGCGCGCCTGCAGGGTGACCGCCACCGCTACGCCGGCCTGGTTGTTGATGGCAAAGCGATAGTTGCGACCAAGGATCATGCTGCGGCCTCCAGGGCTGCGGATACTGCGGCGTGGTGCAGCGGCGCGGCCACCTCGGCGAGGGCGAGCAGCTGGTGCAGGCCTTCGGCCAAGCCGGGCTGCAGCGCGGCCAGGGCGGTGACGCGGGCGCGGGTTTCGGCCATGCCGATATCGAGCCGGCCTTGGCGGATCAGCTCCATGGCCCAATACACGGTGCGGTCGGCATCGCCGAGCGTGGCGAGCTGGTCCAGCCACTCGCCACCGAGGACGGCGAGGATGGTGCCCACGCCGATTTCGCGCGGTTCGATCACCACCCGGCCTACGCTCAGCAGCGCGGCCACGGCCACGTCGTTGCGGGCCTGGACCAGGGGCGCCAGGGCGGCCAGCTCCGCCGCATCAAGCGCCCGCCCGGCCAGCTGGGCGAGGGCGCTTTGCTGTGCGGGCGTCATGGCGTCAGTCCGTGGGGCGCACGGTGATGGCGCCTACCGGCACGGTCGGCGCCGGATCGCCCGCGTTGATGGTTTTGGACGCAGCTAGCGGGGCGTAAAACAGCACGTTGCCGGCACCGGCCGTGCAGCTATCCAGGATGGCGAGGTGCGATACCACCGTAGGGCCGGTGCTGGGGGCAGTGCCGAACGTCATCAGCACCGCATTGCTGGTGGTGCCGCCGGTGCCAGTGCTAGCCCCGGAGGTGCCGCCCTGGGTACTGGTCCAGTTACTGGCCGAGGGGTTGAGCTGGGCGCGGGAATAGCCCGTCCATGCGGCCTCGGCCAGGGTGGCGCCGGTGCTGGCGTCATCCGGCGCGCCAGTCAGCAGGGCGGCGCAAACGCTGGTGGGCGCGGTGTAGCTGATGCCGCGCAGGACGTGGTCGACGATCTTGTTTTCCAGGTAGTCGGCCACGCCGGCCGCCAGAGAGGCGACCGAGGACAGCGCCAGGCAGAGGCCCAGGGCCAGGGCGGCGCAGAGGTTGCGGGTGGATTTCATTGGAGTTCCTGAGGATGAAAAGGCCCGCTCTTAGCGGGCCCTTGGTTGCACGGCCAAGCCGAGAGCAGGCGGCTATTTCTTGGCGGACTTGCCTTCCTTGACCTCTTCCGCCCACTCCTCAGCGAGCGCAACACGGATCAGGTCTTCGTCCTCGGTTTCGATCAGCTGCCCCTCTTCGAAGCTTTCGACCTCCACGCCACGATGCGCCCAGGAAAACGCCTTCTTTGCCTTCAAGTTCATTGTTTTCTCCCGCGAGCGCCCAGCCTTCAGGCGCCCGCGCAATGTTGATGGTTAGGCGGCGATCTTCAGCAGCTTGATGGCCTGGGTGTTGCGCAGCTTTCCGCCAGTGCGCTTGCGCACGTAGAACTTGACGAAACCCGGCGTGGTGATCTCGTCGCGGGTCATGCGCATCCCCACCTTGTCGGTGATCAGATAACCCTCGCGGAAGTCACCAAAGGCGAGCGGGAATGCGTTCGCCGCAACAGTGGGCATATCTTCTGCCTCTACGATGCTGTAGCCGAGGAAAGAAGACGGTTGTCCCGCAGTCATGGCCGGCTGCCACAAATACTGGCCGGTGGAATCCTTGTACTTCCGGAGCGCTGCGAGCACCACCTTGTTCGTCAACCAGTTCGCGTTGCTGCGATAACGCGCCCGCAGCGAATAGACGATATCCAGGAAAATGTCCGCGCTGGCCGGCATGGCGGCAGCCGCACCGGAAGCGAAGAACTGCAGGGTGCCAAAAGCCCGCGTCGCATCACCTGTCGCCACCGGAGCAGGTCCGGCCAGGATGCCGGTCGGCTTCTTGACGCCGTTGCCCAACACGAACGCGGCGCCTTCGCCTTGGGCGATAGCCTCAGACGCCGAACTGATCAGCCAGTCCTCCACGTTGAAGAACATGTCATCCAGCGACTCTTCGGATGCCTGCGGCTTGGCCGAGGCCATGCCGAATGTCGGCTGCACCTCTACGAGGTCCGGCGTATTGGTCTGGGCACGGGCGTCGGTTTCGCCCACCCACTCGAAGCCGGCGCCACCGATATCCACCAACTCCTTGTAATCCGTGCTGCCAACCGTGCGCACGGTGGCAATCTGGCGGATCGGCGAGATGTCCACCGACAGCCGCAGAATGGAGCGCTCGATAACCTCCGGCACGGCGTAGCCACCCGCAGCGCCGGTTGTGGTGGTGGTCTGAGTTGCGCGGATTTCCAGCCCGCTTGCAGCCTCTGCGGCCTGCCTTGCCTCCAGCGCGGCGCGCGCCTGAGCACAACGCTGCTGGCGACCCGCATCAGTGGGGGCACGCAACCACGAGACGAAGGCGCCACGGTACTCGGCCGCTTCCCGGCTTTCGCCTTCCTCCTTACCGCCAGCCTGGGCGCCAGGGCGGGCGAGCTTGGTTTCCATCTTTTCCAGCTGGGACTTCATTTCATCCAGTTGGGCGATGCGCTCATCCATGGCCGCCAGCTTGGCGTCATAGTCGGACGTGCTCTTGCCCGCCTTGATGGCCTCCAGGCGGGCATCGTTGGCTTGCTTGTATTGCTCGAAGGTGCCGGCGATCTTGTCAATGGCCTCGGCCACGGACTTCAGGGTGGGCTCTTCGCGCTTCTCATAGGCGCCGCAGATTGCCATCTTGGCGCGCAGCGCAGCGAGATGGCCAAACATGGCGGCGGTGAGGTTGGTTTGCTTCATGGACGTGGCTCCTTTCAGGGCTGGAGGGATTTGAGCAGGCGTTGAGCAGCCTGCAATGCCGCGGCGGCCGAATCGGCAGAATCTCTCCGCGCTTCGCCCATTCGCATGCAACGGCTGACGAAAGCCGTCGCGTCTGCCTTGCTGAACCCGGCATCGCGCAGGATTCGCTCAGCGTCTTTCGGTGCTGCGATGTCCTCAGACGACTTAACACCTGTGACGCGCGCAGCAGTGTTCGCGGGGAAGGTCACCAGGGACACTTCCCACAGCTCGATTTCGGTAAGGGTCCGGATGTCCGAATCGCGGTCATAGGCCCACTGCTTCGAGACAAATCCAATGGACAAGCCATTAAGAGCGCCGAGCTTCAGCAGGGCGTGCGCTTCTTTGCCGAGCACCGTTTCCAGGGCGAGCTGGCCCTGCATCCGCAGCCCCCGCTCGTCCTCGCCCATATCGGTCCAGATGCCGATAGGCCTATCGGCATCGTGCTGCCACAGCATCGCGGGCATCGTGCCGGCGGCCTTGTGCGCAGCCAGCGTGGCGGCAAAAGCGCCTGCAGCAATTACGTCGTCGTAGCTGTCTCGCACGCCGAAGACGCTGCCATAGCCTTCGATCTTTCCGTCCTCCCCTGCGGCCTTGATCTGCAGGGCGAAGGATCGAACCTCACGGCCACGCCCGGCTTCACGGCGCTCAAGCCTCGGTCTTGTCGTCATCGTCCTGTCCTTCATCGTCGTCGGCCGCGCCTGCGACCATGTTCATGGGGGTTAGCGGCTCGTCCAGGCCGGGCAGCGGCCCCAACCCCTCTTCTTCTCGGATCTCGTTCCGCGCCCAGGTGCCGGTTTCAGCCACAGCGCGAATCCAGACGGCGCGATCCTTGATCGATCCTTCCGTCATGTAGCGCGTGTCGAACTTAACGAAGAGCGGACCGGAGCCATCCAGCACTGTTTCGTCCAGCCGATCACGCCAGGCTCTATGCCAGGGCGTCAGGGTGTGCTTCAGATGGGCAGCAAAGAACGCTTCGCTACTGGCAAAGGTGGCCGACTTGTCGGAGTGGCCGACCATGATCGGAAACACACCGAACGCCCGGCACACTTCCTCAATCTGCAGCCGGCGCGTTTCGACGTGCTGGGCATCAACCCCGGACATGGCAGTCCCAAGCCACTTGGCATTGCGGTCCAGTACAAGTGGCTTGCCCGCGTTCTCCGGCCCGGAATACTGAGCAAGCCACGCCGTAAGCCGCTCGTGCTGCTCATTGTTGAGCGTGCCCTCCACCGAATAGGTGCCGGTGGTCTGCAATCCGTTCTCATGCATAGAGGCTTGGCTGCGCTCGGTGGCAATCGATAGCCCGATGGCGGTACGCGCCAGTGCTACCGCGTTCGTGATCTCGACCGAATCCCACTGCAGCCCGTGCAGCACAAAGACATCGTCCGGCGCGAACTCGCCAATCAGGCCGAACTCATCCCAGCATCGATAGCGCACCTCGTAACGCGATAGGCGGCGCACATCCCAGTTCTCGGGCCGCACAGGAATCAGCTCGCGCAACCGCCGGCCAGGGCCGCGCACCTTGATCGATAGCGCCGCCCCCGTCAGCGCGGCATGCAGCGTCATCTGCCGGCGCCACTCGAAACTGGTTTGCCACTCGTTCGGCCGGCGTGATAGCAGGCGGTACTCAGGCACGTCGGTTGCGCGCCTGGACGTACCGTCCGGCATCTCCCGATAGACGTGCAGATCCGGCGTGGCGCAACCGTCTGAGATGGCTTTGACGCAAGCCAGCACGGTGGAAACCTGCAGCGCTGTTTTCTCAGTGACCGCTACGCCAGCCACCTTGCCGGCCCAGCTGCCGTCGATCAGTCCGGCGATCTGGTCATAGGTGAGCTGCGCGGCCTTGCGGCCGAACAACCGGCTTAGAAACTTCACCTTTACACCTCATTCCCAAAAGGACTTCTCGGCCGTGCTCACGTCGCCGGACATCGCCCGATTCATCGCGGTAATGGTCGCCACCGCGGCGTCGATCTTGTTACCCGCGCGAGACTTCCGCGGGAACACGTTTTCGTTGCGGTCGGGCTTGCACTCGACGTTACTCAGCATCCACACGTAGGCCGGGTTTCCGTCATGATGGAAGCGGCCGGCATCGACCAGCGCCGCGATCTGCTTCATCGGCTCCGAGAGGTAGCTGGTCTGCTGGGGGATATCGATTACTTCCAGGCCTTCCGCCTGCAAGTTCGCCCCCATCTGGTGACCGCCCCAGGGGTCTTTCGCCACCTCATTGATTGGCACGGGCGACGCCAGCACGTCCTCTTCGATCTGCTCCAGCGCGATCATGTTGCCCGGCGTCTGGATGAGGTGGCCGCTGTTCACCCAGCCCTGGTAGTGGCCGTTCTCGGGTTTCTCCACCGCAGCTTCCGGGACGTAGTTCCGGCTGAATGCGTAGTAGTGCCGCTCATCGCCATCGCCCAGCCAGCAGAGCCAGACGGATGAGGCGATATCCTGCTTGCTCGCCAGGTCGAGCCCGTTGATGCAGCCGTCCCACTCGTGGGAGAGCAGGGTTAGCGAGGGGTCGCCGGCCTGCTGCAGGTTGTACAGGTTGAGCCAGGGCGAGGCCGCAGCCACCCAGATATTCAGGTGCTTCGTTTTAAAGACGTTCTGCTTGCGCGGGTCCGCCATGGCGTCGCGCTGCTGCAGCTGCAGGAACTCCGCATCGACCGATATCCCATAGTTGGGATTCGCCTTTCGCAGCGCCAGCTCGGTGGTCCAGTCGTCATCCTCGTCGATGCCGAAGATGATGCCGAAGCGCTGATCGTTCTCGATCACGCCTTCCAGTATCTTCTGCAGCTCGGTTTGGTGCTGGTAGCACGGGCCGGAGATATCGGCGCCGGCCGTGGTGATCACCAGGATCAGCGGCTGCGACCGAGCGCCCATGCCGGTGACCATCGTGTCGTACAGCTCGGACGTTTTGTGTTCGTGGTACTCATCCACGATTGCGCAGCTGGGCGAGGCACCATCGCCAGGCTTGCCGATCACCGGTTCGAATTTCGAGTTGGTGGCGATGACGGCGAGGTTTGAGGCGTTGGCCGTCACGCCGAAGCGCCCCACGAAGCCAGGCGTTGCCCGCGCCATCAGCAGCGCGGGCCGGAACACTTCCAGCGCCTGGTCCTGCGAAGTGGCGCCGGAATACACCTCGGCGCCAAACTCGCCATCCACCGCCAGCATGTAGTTGCCGATAACGGCCGCGATGGTCGATTTGGCGTTCTTTCGCGGGACGAAGAGATCCGCGACGCGAAACCGGCGCTTGCCCGTAGTCCGATTCACCCAGCCGAACACGCTCGCCAGGACGAAGACCTGCCAGGCCTCCAGCTTGATGCGCTGGCCTCGCGCAGCCCAATCGCCCTTGATGTGGGGCATCAACTCCGCGAAGCGGCAGACGCGCTCCGCAGGCCGGTAGGCCTTGCCGCTGGCGTCTGTCAGCTCGGGTGTCCAGACGTATGCACTATCGTCCGCCGCGAAGCGCTCCAGGTCTTTCAGGTGGCGGGCGCAGGCGAGGCGGTGCCATTTGCAGGCGACTATCCGGCCCTCCACCACGTCGCGGGCGTAGGCGGTGGCAATGTCGGCAAAGTGAGTGGGCGACTGGGCAAGCGGGGCGACAGCCGCCGCCGTCACAGCGCACCCCACGCATCGTCGCCGGCCGGGCCGTCGAACAGGCTGCCCTGGCGGTTGTCGCTGGCGGTGACGCGCGAACGCGAGCTGGGCGACAGGCCGAACAGCGCCAGGTACTGATTGACCTGCTGCGCGGCCTGCTTGCCAACCACCCAGTGATGCGAGTAGGTGAAATTGCCGTTTGCAGTGCGGATCATGATTCCGTCGCCGCCCTCATACTCCCGCCCGGCGGCCTCGGCCTTCGCGCGAGCCTCTTCCGCGCGCTTCATTTCGGCGGACAGGCGCTTTTCCGCCCACACCATCTTCGCCCAGGCCTGGCAGTACAGCACCAGGGCGGCACGGTCCAGGCGGGACACCAGTCCATAGCGTTCCAGCTCGGCGGCCAGGCGCTTCCATTCCTTCTTCGCTTCCGGCCAGATCCAGCTCGGCGCGTCCGGAATCTCCACCTCGGGGCGGAACTCATCCATCAGGGCGGCCGCGCCTTTCTTGCTCGGGTTGCCGCGCAGCATATGCACGTTCGCCGGCAGCGGCTTCGGGCCTCTTGTTCCCATGGCGTGATCCTTGGTCAAGCGGGGTGGGGGTACCCCCTCCCCCGAAACTCCCGCGAATGAAAATTTCACTAGGCGCTCGGTCCCGAGGGGAGGCGCTGTAGAGATTTGATCCGCCCCCCCCCCCGCCCGAAACGCCGCAAATGCACCATCTTGGTGCGCCCCGCCCGAAACGCCGCAAATGCACCATCTTGGTGCGACGCCAGCCGGGCGGCCAGGGGCGCGGGGCGGGCGGGCGACCACCTCAGACGCGGGCGCGGGCGGCGCCGCGCGCCTTCTCGGCGTCGGTCTTCGCCTTGTGGCAGGGGCGGCACAGCGTCTGCAGGTTGGTGTCGTCGTCGGTGCCGCCTTCGGCTTTGGGCACGATGTGGTCGCAGTAGGCCGAGTAAGGCCGGTCGCCCACCGCAGTCACGCGCCCCTGCCTCAAGCACGCCTGGCACAGGCCGCAGTCACGCGCCAGGATGCGCGCCCGGATCTGGTCCCACTTGCTGCCGTAGCCACGCTCATGGCGTGACCCTCGGGCAGGGTCCGCGAAGGAGCCACGGGCCGGGCGCTTGTGCGCCTCGCAGTAGTGGCCGCCATCGCGAACCAGCGCGCCGCAGCCAGGATGCCGACAGGGCTTGGGTGCGGCGGTGGGCATGGATCACCTCCTTTCGAGGCATGGGAAGCACAGACGACAAAAAGCCCGCCGAGGAACACCTGGGCGGGCTTGCGGACGCACGAATGCAAATTTGCCCGAACTGTGCCAAAAGTGACCGGATGCCGTCAACCCCCTGCTGCAATATCGTTGAGGTGACCGAGCAAGCGCTGCTGCATCCGGTCTAGCCGCTCGGGCACGCGCTGGCGGTGCCAGCCCAAGCGGGCTGCTATCTCCACCGTCTTACCCCCGATCTGATACACCTCCACGCACAGGCGCCGCTCATCCGGGCATAGGCGCTGGATAGCAGCATCCGTGGCCGCGTTGTCCGACTCATCCACGCCCAGGGGCGGTTTGGAGTCGTAGCACTCGCCCGCCGGCGCATCCTTGAACATCGGCGACACCGAGGGATAGCCCACTGCGCGGGCCGCCTGCCGGCGGGACCACGCGCCCCAGGCGCAAAGCAAACGATCAGCGTAGAGGATCACCGCTTGCCCCCTCGTGCTACTGCTGCCGCCGCTTCGCGGTCCTCGCGCTCTTGCCGCGCCTGCACGCGCATCCGCGCCATCGAGCCCCGCGTGATCAAGTCGAAAGCCGCATAGGCCGCCGAGATATCCGCCAGCCAGCAAGACCAACTCACAATCATGTCTGGGTCTTCCGCCTTTACCGCGGCCGCTATCGCCTCGCCGATCTCCTTTTCCTCGGTCTGAGTCCATTCCCCGCGCTCCTTTCGCACCGCGACCACCCTGGCGAAGTCCGCCCGCATCTTGTCCACCATTTGCTTCATGCGCTGATCCATCGCCCTTTCCTCCCTTCCCAACCTCTTCCCAACCTTCGAACAAGGCTGGGAGTCATAAGCCCTTGATCCTGCTGCCTCTTCCCAGCCTTCCCAACCTTCCCAACGTTTTTCGGTTCTCTCGCGCGCAAAGGCGCGCGCGGGCGGGGGTGGGCGTGCCCACGCACGCACGGGGCCGAGGTTGGGAAGGCTGGGAAGGCTGGGAAACCGCTTTCGAATCAACGAACTGCGGTTCCCAGCCTGACGCGCCACGTTGGGCAGAGGCTGGGCAAAAACACGATGGCACGCCTCGTGCTTAAGGGCTGCGCAAAGCAAGTCAGAAGTAGCCACCGGCGCCCCCCTGCACATCGTCGTCGACCGCTGGAGCAGCTGCGCGTGGCAGCGGCTTGCCCCCCTGCTTTGCGGCCAACGAGGGCGACAGATACAGCCTGCGGCGGCCGGGGGGCGCGTTGCGGTCCTCCCGCTTGGTGCAGCCCAGGCGCTTGGTCAGCACGATGCCCAGGCGCGTCACTACGGCAGGCGTCAGCTTGTCCGCGGTGAGATTCAGCCCGGCCATGGCCGCATCCGCCATTGAGAACGGCGTGCCCTGCTTGCTCACCCACTCTCCCAAGATGTCTTCAAACGGCTCAGGCATCCCACGGGCGGCCTGCTCGGGGGTGAAGTAGCGGTCCTGCTCCTCCTTGGTCGGCCAGCAGCGCTCCGCCTCCCGGTAGTCGTGCAGCGCCTCCGCGTACATCTGCGGCAGCGCCGCCTCCAACCCCTCCAGGTTCAGCTCATCTCCACACATCACCGGCCAGAAGCGGCGGCCGCCGGTCGCGTCCTTGAGGTATTCATCCTCGTTGGTCGTACCCACGAACACGCACTGGCGCGGCACCTTCACCAGACGCTTACCGTAAGGGGGGCGGTACTCATCCCATTGCCGGCTCAGGAAGGACTTCTGCTTGCGCTCCTCGGCCTTCATCAGAGAACCCATTTCGGATATCTCATAGACCCAGTGCCCAGGCAAGGCCAACAGCGAATCCTTGTTGTTGAGGTCCAAGTCAGTGTCCGCGAACCACTGCCAGGAAAGCAGCTTCGCGGCGGTCGATTTGCCCTTGCCCTGCTCGCCCTCCAACACCAAGCAGTAATCGAACTTGCAGCCCGGCTCCATCACCCGCTTGACCATGCCGCGCAGAAAGAACGCCCCCACCAACTCCACATAGGGCGAGGGCGCCACGCCGAGGAAGTCGCTTAGCCAATAGGCATTCCGGCGCCGGCCATCCCAGGGCGGCAGCGCCGCCAGCGCCTCCCGCACTGGGTGGAAGCGCCGCCGGCGCGCCAGAACCTCCACCGCCTGCCCCACCGTGGCCGGGGAAAACTCCACCTCCCACTGCCGCTGCAGGTGAATCGCCACCGTCGCGTCCAGGTGGTCGACCCAATCCCCATAGCTCGGCCCGCGCTTGTCGCACGGCAAGGCTGCGCGATGCACCGTGCGCTCTGCGAACTCGTCATACCCAATCACGCCCTGCCACTCATCCATGTGCGCGAGGATCAACTCCGCATTGGCGAGGCAGGCCGAGATTTCGCCCTTTTTGCGCAACAGACCCAGCGCCCAATCCTTGTCCGGCGGCTCATCATCGCCCCCCTGCCCATCCACCGGCGGCGGAGCCCCACCCTCCCCCGCGGCAGCAATAATCGCGTCAGAAGCCTTCACCGCCGGCGGCGCAGCCTGGAGGGAAGCGAGCACAGACGCGGGAATAGACGCGGCCGCAGGCGCGGACGGAACCGCGCTCATCTCCGCTTGCGCGTGCCTCTGCCGGCGCATGAACGCCTTCAGATCCTCGGCGCTCCACCCCTCTTCAAGCGCATCCGCAATGTCCCATCCCGCCGGCTTCTCTCCAGGCGCGGGAATGGCAACAATGCGCACCTTCGCCGGCGGTGAGAGCGCCAGCAGAACGGCCGCGATAGACTCCGCTGCCTTTACCCCTGGCTGCTTTGTCTCCGGCAGCAGCGGCTTGGATTTCGGGTCGATCCCCGCCGCCTTTTCAACCGGCGTCAGCTTTTCGTGCTGCGCATCGCAGTCCGGCCAAATCAACACCGTCCGGCCGGCCAGCGCCGACCAATCCGCCTTGAACACCGCATTGCTACCGCCGGACCAGCACGCCGGAACGAACTCCGGCAGCGCAGGCACCGCGGCATCCACGCACTTTTCGCCCTCAACCAGCAGCACCGGGGCATCGGGACGGGCCGCGAGCCGATCCAGCCCATACAAAGGCCGCGGCACCTCCCAGGTAATCCACCGCCAGCAAGTCAGCCCCGTGCCAGGGTGGCGGCAGAAAGTCAGCGGCAGCACTTCCTTACTGCCATCGCTCTTCACAAACCGGCACACATAGCCCAGCACCTCCCCGGCCTGGTCGCGGTAAGTCCACCGCACGGTCGGGATGCCCCGGAACTCATGCGCAGCCGGCGGCGGCGGCGCATCGGCCGGCACCGGCACCACCGGTTCCCAGGCCACGACAGGCGCCTTCGGCTTCGGTGGCTTCGCGTCCGCCGGCAGCACCGGCGCCTTGCGCTCCGCCTTCTTCGGCTTGCCCTTTTTCGGCGCCGGCACCGCGTCGGGTATGCCCAGCAGCTCGGCCAGCTCGCGCACCGCGGCAACCTGGTCGCCGGCGTGAAACAGGTAGGCCAGCAGCGACACCAGATCGCCGCCCTTGTCGCCGGTGGCAAAGTCGCCCCAGGCGCCGGTATTCAGATTGATCGAGAAAGACCCGGCGTGAGAGTCGGACCGGGTTGGATTGACGGACTTCCATTCGTGGCCGACCTTGGCGCCATCGGGCAGCCACAGGGGCACCAGCTGTTCCGAGCGCTGCAGGGCATCCTTTGCGACCCGCGCGAAGTCGATACGGTCCGACATCGCTACGCCGCGCGCTCGTCAGCCTGCGGCACCACCTGCAGGGGCGGCAGTGGGCGCACCGTGGCTTGTATCTCCGCCACCAGGCGCAGCAGCGTTGCCACCGCGTCGTACGCCTGGTCTTCAATCTCGGCGAACTCCTGGGGCGTCACCACCCCGTCCGCGCGGGCCAGCTTGTGGGCGGCAAACACCTTGCCCACCTCTATTTGCACATCCCCAAACGCTTCCTGCAGGTCGAACTGGGTGGGCGCCGCCAGCGGCAGCGGCACAAACACCCCGCCGAACTGCTCCGCCACCGCTTCCGCGAACACTAGCGTGTCCGCCGAGCGGGACAGCGCCAAGGCCTCGCGCACCGTCACCTCGTAGCGCTCATCCGCGTCCGAGAACTTGTTGTACATCACGCCCGGCGAGCGGGCGACCACCTTCGCGTGACCGGCGATCCCCTCCGGCGTCGCCTCCAGGGCGTCGCGCAGGGCGCGCACCGGATCACGTTTTATGACAAAAGTATCCTGAGACATATAGCCTGATCCTCAGTAAACATCGGCAGCGGCACTGCCCATACTTGCGCCACTACCAAACAACGACAGACAAAAAGGGGCCGGGCTGCAATGCGAAACGCATCGAGCTATCACCTTCAAGGCGCTGCAGAGCAGCCCGGGGAAGAATCGTCAGTGACCAGCGGGGGGCGGTCGCTCCAGGACGGCGAAAACCTCGGCGTGCTGCGTCCTGAGCAGCAGCAGCCAGGGGCGGGGGATGCCCTTACGCTTCCACTTGCTGACGTATTGGGGAGTGATGTCGTATCGACGGGCGATAGCGGTCGGGCCGCCAAGGGCGTCGATGATTGCGGAAGCGGGCGAAGTGTCCATGGGACATATGGTAACTATAGTTACATCGCCAAAGCAAATTATAGTTTCCTTGCTCCGTGTAACTATGGTTTCATGGAAGAACTTAGCCAGCGGATCAAACGCCTGCGCGGCGAACGCAACCTTACCCAAGCCCAATTGGCGGATGAGTTGCGGGTGTCGCGGGTTGCCGTGACCAAATGGGAGTCGGGCGAGACTTCCAACTTAAAGCTGGATAACCTCACCGGCCTTTGCCGACTCTTCGGCCTATCCGTCGATCAATTCCTATCAGGCACCTCTGCGGGCGTATCGCTTACGGCATACGACATGCGGCAGACCACGGTTCCTGTAGAAGCCCATGACCCGCGTCACAGCGTGAATGCACCAAGTTGGGCAGCATCGGAGCAATCACGCACATTCCCCGCCGACATGGAAATGGCTTATCGGAATCTCACCGATCAAGGCCAGGAGCTGGTACGCATCCAGCTCAAGCTAGCGATTGAGACTGCCCGCCAGATGCACGGCGAACGATCTAAGCAAACGGCCGCGTGATCTCGCCACTGAAGTCAGCGCGCATCTACCAGTTCCCTCCCCGCCCGGCCCCATCTGAATAGGCGAAACCGCCTCTGTGCGGTTTTTCGCTTGCGCGATCTGGTAACTACAGTTTACATTCCGCCTCGACGTAACCATAGTTACATCGCCGATCCACCCACCCGGGCGGCGGCCACTGGAGGCAACAATGGACTACCCGCAAGACACCCCTATCTCCCGCATCCCCGGACGCCCCACCCTCGTTCTGCTCGGCCCCCAAGGCATCGGCAAGAGCCTGTTCGCCGCGGCGCTCACCAAGCGCCTGGGCTGCACCCACTGCCTCGACGGCGACGACGTGAACGGCGCGCCCAAAGAAGAGGGCGCCGTCATTCCGCATGACGGCGCCCTTGTTATCAACGTTGATGGTGGCGGCGGCGATCTGACCATCACCGCGAACACCCAGGCGGGGTTCGACGCACTCGTCAATGCGCTGGGCATCCCGGCGCAGCACCGGCCGCCCTACGCAAAAGCGCCGCAGCCCGGCCCGGGGCCGGAGTTCGGATGGGATGTGCTGTTCCCCCCGAAGCGCTTCTATCCCCCAACCCCTTCGCAGATCGCCTGCGAGGTGGTGTTCGCCGGCACGACGAACGAGGCCAGTCAGCCCAGTTCGCCGATGGCCGGCAACCTGTAGGGCCGCTCCACTTCAATGTGGATTGCCATCAGTACGGCCAGACGTTCCGAATAAGCCTTAAGGGCTTCGCCCTTGGGCGTGCTGCCCCCGCCATGCAGATAGATGCAGTCCAAATCGTCCTTCCCCTCCCACGACAGTTTTCGCGCGACGGCGGGGGTGATCTTGATGGCATGGACGGTGGGATGCGAGGCGAGATCAACGTTATCGCAACTCGGAATGCCCAGCGGCTTGTAGTCGCGGTTGAGAACGATGTAACGGCCGTCGCTGATACGCCTCAGGCAGTACGGCATGAAAACGCGATAGCCACTGTATTTGCCAACACTCATTGCTCACTCCTTTGACATAGGACTGAGCACTTTAGCACCGGAGCAATCATGGACCTGCTCACACTCGCACTGGACGCGGCCGACGCCAGGCACAGCCGCGAACGCCAGGACATCAACAGCCGCGCCAAGAAGCTGGCCGGCATCCAGGAAACGCTTAGCGCCCTGCAGAATGCCGGCCTGCTGCTGGTGCTGCAGGCCGTCCGCTTCCGCGGCTCGCTCGCTATCACCTGCTGCGCGGAATTCGAAGTAGCCGCCACCGCAGCAGCCGACGCCCGCAACCTCGGAGCCCACCGCCTGCAAGACGCCGGCTTCCGGGAGACCAGCTGGCCGACGTATCCCGACGCCGGGGTATGGCACCACCCCGCCGGCTGGCGCCTGACCATCACCTGGCTGGGCAGTGCAGACGTATCCACCCGCCGCAGCGAGGTGGCCGCATGAAGCACCCCATCATCGTTACCGCGCCCCAGGGCACGGGCAAAACCCGCTACGCCCAGCAGCTGGCCGACGCCTTGGACCGCCGCTTTGTGCTGGACGAGTTCGACGGCTCCCAGCCCCTGCGCCCCGACACCCTGGCGCTCACCCACATCCACCCCGACGAGCTGGACGTGCCCCCGCACGTCGAAATCGTCGCCCTCAACACCGCCGACCAGCTGCTGCGCCTCATCGGCCGCAGCGCGGAGGAGGTCTGATCATGGCCACGCCCCTATCCCCCCGCCAGCGGCTGGAGCGCATGCGGCAAACCGCCAGTTACGTATATGACCGCGCGCTGCAGGACATGCGGACATGCATCGCGCACGGTGTGGATGCCGAGTACCACCGCGGCGCGATGAATGCGCTATGGATGCTGGACATCATCGACGACATCCAGCGGCGCGCGTTCGTCAACGAGCTGGCATTTTTGGCGTGTCGCCGCCTGCAGCGCCGCGCGGAGGGCCTGCCGGTATGAGCACCCACATCGCCCGCCTCATCGCCAGCGCCGGCGGCGCCCTGGCACGCATCGGCCTTGCCCGCAGCATCCTTACCGCCATCCGCGGCCGCCACCTGGAAGCGCTGGAGTACGACGCCCTGCGCCTGGATCTGGTCGCGGAAGAGCGCATCGCCGCAGCCGAGGCCGCCGCCCAGGCCGCCCAGGCCGAGGCCGACCAGCTGCGCGAGGAGTACGCCGAGCGCAAGCGCGAGTTGCAGGCGCAGATCCGCACCCTGCGGTGGCACCTCAACTACCCCCAGGCCCAGCAGGAATTCGCGGCAGACGTCGCGCGCCGCACCAGCCTGCAGATCAAAGCGGAGGTGCTGCGATGAGCGCGCACGACACCACCGAACCCGCCCTGATCACCGTGGGCGTCAGTAACGCCCAGCTCAGCCGCCTGAACATGCTGCTCGCCCAGCTGCGCGAAGAGCGCCCCAGCGCCACGGACAACGACCTGGCCGACGCGGTATTCGCCGCCGGCATCGATGCCCTGGAGCAGGCGCAGGCCGCAACGCGACCCAGCGCGCCCAAGCTCGGCAGCCCCACCGCCGGGAAGAACCTGGGCGAATGGGCGGAAGGCGTTCTGATGGCCGTTTCCGTTTTAGTTGCTACGCACGACGAACCCACCGCGGCCGCCGACGTGCTGAACGAACTGGGGCTTAGCAAAGCAGATTGTTCTGGCCTTGACGATTTCGACAAGACAAACCTCCGCAAGATTATGCGAGCGGGGCGCGGGAAGATTGCCTTGACTGGGTTGCGCCGCCGGAAGCAGGGGGGTGCCACCTGATGCCCCGCGAACGCGACCCCCGCCAGCTTGTGCGCGAAGCCAAGCAGATCGCCAAGGACCACGGCCTGTTTGTCGTGGAAAAGCCCGACGCCCGCGGCATCCGTTATCTGCTCTACCGCGAGCAGACCCCCAAGAACATCTGCGTAGGCCGCAGCGGAAGCCCCCAGGGCATCCGCGATTTGGTCTGCCGCGTCGCCAACTTCCACTGAGGCAGACATGGCCGAATTCATCCATCTCGAACTGTCCGGCCTCGCCGGGAGCCCGACCAACCCCCGCAAGTATTTCGACCCGGCGCGGCTCGCCGAACTCGCAGAAACCATCCGCGACCACGGCGTCATCGAGCCGATCATTGTCCGCGCCTGGCCGGACGAGTACGAGACACCCGCCGGCCGCGACACGCGCCCGGCCTATGAGATTGTGGCCGGAGAGCGGCGCTACCGCGCCTCAGTGCTCGCCAACGCCCCCGACATCCCCGCGATCATCCGGGATCTGAGCACGCGCCAGGTTGTGGAGATCCAGGTAATCGAAAACCTGCAGCGCGAAGAAGTCTCCGAGTTGGAAGAGGCCGAGGGCTACGCCCTCATGATGCGCGACTACGGCTATACGGCCGACCAGCTGGCCGAGAAGGTGGGCAGAAGCCGCGCCTACATCTACTCGCGCCTCAAGCTGTGCGACATGACCGAGGCGCCGCGCGAGGCTTTCAGGGCGGGGCAGATCAAAGCCAGCGTTGCCCTATTGATCGCCCGCCTTCCGACCGCCGACCTGCAAGCGCGGGCCACCGCCTGCATTGTCGCTGCCGATATGTCCGCCCGCCAGGCAGCAAGGCACCTGCAGGAAAACAACTACATGCTGCAGCTGGAGCGGGCCAGCTGGCCGCTGGATGAGGCCTTCGCCGGCCTGCCGGCGTGCCTGGGCTGCGCCTCCAACTCCAGCACGGACCGCGAGCAGCACGCGGATATCAGTCCAGACGTCTGCACCAACCAGGAGTGCTTCGCGGGCAAGCGCTCTGCACACCTGTTGCGCCGGGCGGAACAGCTCAGCGCGCAAGGCCAGCGGGTATTGATCGGCGCCGAGGCGCGCAACGTCGCCCCGAGCGGCACCGATCTGTATATCCATAACGGATACATCCCGGTGGCGCGCGAAGACTGGCTCCAGGGGAAGCGTCAGACCGTTACCGAGGCCTACGGCGACCGCCTGGACACCGTGCCACACACCTGGATTGAGGACGTCCGGACGGGCGAGCTGGTGGAGTGCGTGGGGCGCGAGTCGCTTTGGGAGCTGGACCGCGCAGCGGCGGCGGACGAGCCGCCGGCGGTGGTAGCGGAACGCGAGCAGCGGCAAGCCGAACGGGCCGCGAAAGAACGGAAGATCGAGCAGGAAAACGAAGTGCGTGAAGAAATCGTGGGGCGGATCCGGACGGCCTGCAGGGTGGCAGAGATCGACCTGCGAGCCGCCCTGATGACCATCGCCCGCCACCATCTGCTCGAAATGGGACTGGATGAGGATACGGCGAAGCACTATGCACCAGACGCCCACGAAGGCGACCAAGAGCAAGCAATAGAGGCCATGCTCACCTGGCTCAATAGCGCACCGCCCACCCGGATACTCGGCCTCTTGATCGAGGCCGACGTGCTGGATAGTTCCACCTGGCGCGCGGCCTATTGGAACGAGGAATCCCACGATATGCCGGAAGGCCTCGCCAACCTCGCCGCGCTTTACGGGATCGACATCGACCAGGTACGCGCGGAAGTGCAAGGCGGACAGCCCGCCTTCACTGCGGCCGAAACAGCGCCGAAAACCACTCCTACCCCTCCCCAGGCTGCGCCGGCGGCGGTTGCTCCCCCCGCCGAACCCGCGCCCGCGAAACCCGCTCGCGCGAAAAAAGCTGCGCCGGCAAGCGGGAAAACCTCCGCCGGAAAAGGCAAGAAAGAGGCCGCTACCGCGGCGAAAAAACCGAAGGAAAAGGCGAAGGATAGTGGCCGGGCAAGCCCGGCCAAGAGGAAGGAGAAGACCGCCGCGACCACCAGCGCCGGCGACGATGCCGAGCGCGACACGCGCACGATAGACATGATCGCCGAGGCCTTCCCCGAACTCGGCGCCGGCGGAACGGCTACGCAGGGGCAGCAGGAGGTGCGGGCATGAGCACCAGGCACGAATGGGACTATGACGCGGTATGCATCCACTGCAACTTCGACGGCGCGGAATGGACGCATCTGAAGCGCGACGGCGAGGAGATGCCCCTCTGCAGCGTCACGAACGAGACGGAGCGGGAGCGGAACCGCCGCATCGCGGCGCCGCGCATAGACGCCTGGCTGCAGGGAGTGTGGGAATGAGCCAGGACGCCAAGGACGTTACCGCAATCGCCGGCCGCTGGAGCAAGATCGACCCAGCCACCATCGCAGCGACCTGCAGCCAGCGCCACATCCAATCCGTCCTGGAGGACGCCAAGGAGGCCATCGCCGAGGCCTGCAAGCAGCACCAGTCCGCGCAGGAAGCGATGCGGCAGGTCAGCCTGGCGTGCCGGCAGTTGATGCGCGACGCCGTAGAGCACTGCGACCCGCTCAAGGTGCAGGACAGCATTGCTGCTTGCGCGGCCGCCCTGGAAGCCGCCGAGCCCCGCAAGGCTGGGGGCCAAGGATGATGGCAAGCACCGAAGTTCGCGCGGTGGTGCTGGAAGCCATCCGCGCTTACGCTGAATCCCACCCTCGGCCGCCCCAGGTAACGCAGAGCCAGGCGGCAGAAATGCTCGGCATCTCGCGCGCCACCGTGTCGCGCATGGTGCGCGCCGGCACCCTGCGCCTTAACGGCTGCGGCCTGATCCCGATCAGCGAGATTGATCGCGTGCTGGCCGCCGACCGCTCGTAAGCCGCTGTGCGATGTCCGACGCGGTGGGGTTGTAGTAAGTCAGCGCCTGTTTGGGGCTCTTCCAGCCAAACATCTTGCACAGATCCAGCACATCGAGGCGCCTGGCCAACCAGGTCGCCGCGGTGTGCCGCGAATCGTGGAAGGTAAAGCCACTCAGCCCCGCCCGGTCGCGGTACTTTCGGAAGAGGGCGTCCAGCGATGCGCGATTGACGCCAAACACAAATTCCTCATCCCACCCCCGCATCCACTCGACAACGCGGCGCGCCCCGTAGGGCAATGGCACCTTCCGCGGGGTGGTCTTTGTCCGGTCCAGGCTGCAGTAATCGCCATGCACCCGGCTCCATTGCAATCCAGCTATCTCGCCCGCACGCATCCCCGTGCGTAGCGCCACCAGGAACGAGGCCGCCACCGCATGCCGGGCCGACGTCGGCGGCCGCGACGGGCGATAGTCCAGCGCCTTCAACATCGCCCGGATCTGCCGCCGGGTAATCACAATCTCTCGGTGATCGGGCGCCCTGGGGCGGCGCATGTCGCGCATGGGGTTGATGTCAATGAGCCGCCATTCGCGCCGCGCGTGCTCCAGCAGCGCCCCCAAGAGATTAGCCTCTCGGATGACCGTACTGGACTGGACAGTTCGCAGCCGAGCGTCCCGCCACTGCCCCAGCCTTTCCGCCGACAGCGCCGCGACCGGCTCATCAGCGCGCAGCTCGGGCATGTCGCCGAGCATGCCCAACCGCAGCAGCTCCCAGCGACACCCCCGCTTGGTTGGCGACACCTCTTCCCCGTAGCGGGCCATGACTTCCCGCAGCGTGACGCGCTGCCCAGGCGGCGCCGGCGAGGCCGAAGCCTCTCGGATCTCAGTTTCGCGCCTGGCGCCCCAGGCCTCAGCCTCACGCTTGGTGCGAAACGAGGCCGAATCTCGGACCCCTTTGACATAGACCTGGACGCGGTAGCCCTTGGCCGTCGGTTTGATGGATGCCAT